AATCGTATTTACAAATATCAAATTGAAGATAATCTTTTCCGTAAACTTACAAAAGTTCCGAAAGGTAAGTCTCACGGTATCGTTATCATGTTTGATCGGTCTGGATCAATGGTCAACTGTATGAAACATACACTTGAGCAAGTTCTAATTTTGACCTCCTTCTGCCGTAAAGTTAATATTCCTTTTGTGGTGTACGGTTTCGGAAATAATGTTAACTGTCGTAATATTGATTTTCCGAATGAAGGTATGGCTTTGAACGGATTTTCTTCCAACGATAAAGAACTATATTTGAGTCATGTTTACTTGCGAGAGTATTTGAATTCCAATATGAAAGCTTCCGAATACACTCGTTGTATGAAGAATGTTCTTGCACTATCGAACTCCTATGGTGGTCGTTATTCGCGAACTATTTTTCGCCCTTATTCTGAAGAATTGTCCAATACTCCTTTGATTGAAGCAATGGTTGCTCTTGAACCTTTGACTAATGATTTTCGTAAGAGAAACAATCTGGATATTGTAAATACAGTTCTTATTCATGATGGTGATGCAGATAATATTCATTGTTACAATCTCAATAAGTCTTATAAAATTTTCAATTCTGAAAAACAAAATGTTGTTTTGACTGATAAGAAAAACAAGCTTCAATTTGATGTTGAAGGTGATAAACTTTTCGAATCTGTTTTGAGTTGGTACTCCAAAGTTACTGATTCTAAAATTATCGGTTTTTATATTACTGGAAATCCTTACGAAACCCGCGAAGCGATTTGCCGACGTTATCATGATGAAAATGGAAAACATATTCAAGAATTGTTTGAAAATCGTTTTTACGAAATGAAAGAAAAATCTAAAGAGCTGCAAAAAATTGTTCGTGATAATAAACACCTTGAATCGAACAACAAAGGCTACTCCAAATTCTATTTCGTTCCTGGTGATTCAAACCTTGCTGCTGAAGAATATGAATTGGATATTCAAGAGGGTGCCAAAACTAGTCAAATTAAAAAGGCTTTTCTGAAGGCTAATGTCAAAAAACAAATTAGCCGAGTGTTCGTTAACAAGTTCATCCAGCAAATCGCTGTATGATTTTTACAACAGTCTGGAAGGTCGCTTGACAAAACCTTCCAGGCATCATATAATATCCATATCTTCTGAGGAGTTTCTATATCATGGGTATTCGTGCTAATAAGCGCCAAATGGTTCTCAATCTTCTGTCTGCTTCTGGTAAAACCATTCTGAGTCGGCAAGATATTGCTTCGATTTGTTCAGAAAATTCCATTCCATTTCCTCACTGGTTCACCAATGACGATTCTAATCGAGTGAGCCGCGGTATGTTCCGTGTTCCTTCTTCTGCTGTTGTTGACATGGCTTCTTCTGCTCAAGTGATTCCTTTGACTAAAAATACACAATCGGGTAATCGTATCTCTAGCGTTACTACCGATCTTGAAACTGAAGATTTGGTTCCAAAAGCATATGATAACTATGTTCCTTTTGGTAACTTCAATGATTTGGTTTCTATCTTTAAGAGCAACCAATTCTTTCCTGTCTTTATCTCAGGTCATTCGGGCAACGGTAAAACTATGTCCGTCGAACAAGCTTGCGCTAAAACCAAGCGTAAATTTGTGTGTGTATCGATGACTCCAGATACCGATGAGTCTGATCTTCTTGGTAACTATGTTCTAATCAACGGTCAAATGGAATGGCGTGATGGTCCCGTGACTGTTGCTGCTCGCCAAGGTGCTGTTCTCTGCATCGATGAGATTGACTACGGTGCTCAGAATCTTTCCTGCTTGCAACGGGTACTTGAAGGTAAGCCATTTCTTTTGAAGAAAAAGAATGAACTTGTTCGCCCTGCTGAAGGCTTTACTATCGTAGCCACTGCAAACACTAAAGGTAAAGGCAGTGAAGACGGTCGATATATGTTCACCAATGTTCTAAACGAAGCATTCTTGGAACGTTTCCTGAACACCTACGAGCAAGAATTTCCTCCCGTCAAGGTAGAACAAAAAATTATCAAGAAGGAACTTGAATCTTTCGGTCGCAAAGATGATGATTTCGGTGATCTTCTAGTTAACTGGGCTGATGTTATTCGCCAGACTTTCAAGGAAGGTGGTGTTGATGAGATTATTTCAACTCGTCGCCTAGTTCATATCTGCCGTACTTATTCGGTTCATGGCGATAAAGCCAAATCTATTGAATTGTGCTTGAATCGTTTCGATGATGACACTAAGGCAGCCTTTTTGGATCTTTACAATAAACTTCAAAAACCTGAAGTTGCCCAACCAGCAGCAGAAAACAACGAAGTTGATCCTTTCTAATAATGATGCAAAAGCAATCTTGACAAATGAGGTTGCTTTTGCTATTATTATGTTTTGAGCCATGCTCTTTTTTTAATTTTATCTATGGAGATATTTTGATGACTAAGCTTTCCGCTAAACAAAAAATGTTGAAAACTCTTGCCAAGACTGATGGTTTTAATACCTTTACCGTTGCATCTGCTCGGAATCGTTTTGGTGTTAAGAATGTAACTGCTCGCATTCACGAACTTCGTGAAGAAGGTTATCCTATTTACACTAATCGCAAAACTCTTGCTGATGGTCGTAGGATTTCATTCTATCGTCTTGGCACACCTAGCAAAGATGTTGTTGCTGCTGGTTATCGTGCTCTTCGTGAACAAAATGTTCGTGCATTTGCATAATTAGAATAAACCTTTTAATAAGGGAGCGATATATAATAGTATCGCTTCCTTATTTTTTTATGGTGAATTATGGAAATTAAAGTAAAAGTTGATGAATTGAGACAAAAAAAGCTGTTTGTTGCCACGCCAATGTATGGTGGCATGGCACATGGAATGTATATCAAATCTTGCCTTGATCTACAAGGACTACTGATGAAGTATGGAGTGGAAGTTAAATTCTCATTCCTCTTCAATGAATCTTTAATCACTCGGGCTAGAAATTATCTAGCCGATGAATTTCTCCGATCTGAATGTACACATTTACTGTTTATTGATTCCGATATTCATTTCAATACACAAGATGTAATTGCGCTATTAGCCTTGGATAAAGATGTAATTGGTGGTCCATATCCAAAGAAAGCAATTAACTGGAGTAATATTGCTGAAGCAGCAAGAAAACATCCAGACTTAGAAGCAAGTGAACTAGAGTCACTTGTTGGTGACTATGTTTTCAATGTTGTCAGAGGCACAAAACAATTTTCTGTCACTGAGCCTTTAGAGGTACTCGAAATCGGCACAGGCTTTATGTTGATTAGACGCGAAGTTTTTGAGATAATGGAAAAATCTTATCCTCAACTGAGATATAAACCTGATCATGTTGGACAAGCAAACTTTGATGGATCAAGATATATTCATGCTTATTTTGATACCATCATTGATACTGCTGATAGTGCAACAGGCGGTGGTACAGATAGATATTTATCAGAAGACTATATGTTTTGTCAGTTGTGGAGAAAAACAGGCGGTCAAATTTATCTATGCCCATGGATGAAGACACAACATATCGGTACATATCCGTTTACAGGAAATATGGCAAAAATTGCTGAATTGACTGGGAGATTGTAATGAAAGATGATCAATATGAATTATTCGAATCTGTTGATACTCTGGATGAAGTTGCTCGCTCACAGGTAGCCACTGAGGGTGGAAGAAAATTTGATGGTAATAAACTTGAATATGGACTTCTTCCTTCTCTTGCACTTAAGGCTACAGTGGACGTTTTGACATTTGGCGCACAGAAATATGAGCGTGATAACTGGAAAAAAGTTCCCGATTCTAAGCGTAGATATTTCGATGCACTACAACGACATTTGTGGGCATGGAAAGAAGGAGAACAAGATGATCCAGAATCCAATAAACATCATCTTGCACATGCAATGTGTTGCTTGATGTTTCTGTACGAACATGATATACTATATTCTGTTGATAAACGTGAGGATACATTATGAAACTTTCTAAAGAAACACTTTCTGTTTTGAAAAACTTTGCTTCTATTAATGATGGTATGGTTTTTAGGTCTGGAAATATTTTGAGAACTTGCGATACTCAGAAACAGATTATGGCAGAAACAAAAATCAGTGAAACTATTCCATCAAATTTTGCAATTTATGATTTGAATCGTTTTCTTTCGGTGTTGTCAATCCATGATGACGATACAGAAATTGAACTTGATGATAACAACAAGGCTGCCAATTTGAAGAGTGGTAGAAAGCGAACAAGTTACAAACTCTGTTCAATCGAGATGATTAAAAATGCACCCGAGAAAACGATTCAGATGCCATCTGTTGATGTATCTTTTTCTCTGACATCATCCGATCTAGACTCGATTCTGAAATCTGCTGCTGTTCTCGGATCACCACATATCGCTATTAGGTCTGATGGCAATAAAATTTTAGTTGCTCAATTGGATAGTAAAAATTCTTCTGCACATTCCAGCGAACTGGAAATTGCTGATGGAAATGGTAAGAAATACAATATGCTTTTCAGGACAGAGAATCTTCGAATGATTCCTGGTCCCTATGATGTATCGATTTCGTTTCGAGGTATCGCAAGCTTTAAACATACCGAGAAAGACATTCAGTATTGGGTAGCAACTGAAATCGGTTCTACGAACGAATAAATTTGTGGTTTTTATATTATGAGGTTTTATGGAACATATTCTTTGGACAGAGAGGTATCGTCCTCAAACAGTTAGTGAATGTATTCTTCCCGAAAGGCTGAAAAGGCCTTTCGAGGAATATGTGAAAAGCGAAACAATTCCACATTTGCTTTTGAGTGGTGGTGCAGGTGTCGGTAAGACAACCATTGCTAAAGCCATGTGTAATGAAATCAATGCTGATTACATCATCATTAATGGTTCTGATGAGTCTGGTATCGATGTATTTCGTACCAAGATTAAAAACTTTGCTTCGACTATCTCTTTCACAGGTGGTCGCAAAGTCATCATTATCGATGAAGCGGATTATCTAAATCCGAATTCAACTCAGCCAGCACTTCGCAATGCTATGGAAGAGTTCGCT